GGATGATTGGGCACGTCCAGGAAGTCCAGGAAATGCAACGGACCGCCTTCGTAGCCCACCCACCTTTCGTTGTACATTTCCAGGTTAGGAAGCTGTACCGGCCAGATACGAAGCCGGTCCTGACAACGATCGTATATTTCCCAGCACGTCACCAACTCGCGATAGGGCTGCGAGGTATCGGCATTCTCGAAAAACAGACGTTCGCTGTCCTCGATACCCCAGCCGGCGCATCCGCGCAGCGCTTCCTTGTCTTTCTTTTTGAACATCGGGTTGGCGAGAATGCCATCTATCGGGATGCGGACGCGGTGGCCTACGTAATCTGCGTCCTGCAAACAGTTGGCCGCCAAGTCCCAAACCAGATCATTGCCGTCGATGTTGGACACGAACGTACCCAGTACGCTTTCCACGTCGCCCTCGTCGCCGACCGGAATCTGCTTGTATTCCTCGGCGACCTTGAGAATGCCCGGCGAGTAGATCAGGGCGTCCAGAACCCATCGCTGCTGTTTGGAGCCGAAGCGTTCTTGGCGCATGACGCGCGAGGCTTGGACGCCCAGCGCTTCCATGTGCTGCTTCCACGGCCCCACATTGGTAGTCAAATTCAGGCGAGGCTGGTGGGCCGCCAAATACAAAATCAATGATCTGGCGTACAAGGCGTGGCCGTTCAGCGGAACACGGTTGCCGCCGGGCGGCGATAGTCCGTAGGCATCGCCGATATAGGAATTGAAGATGCGAGTCCTGGCGCTTCGATGACCGATCGCCCGATGCCAGTCGGAATCGACTTTATCGGAAAGTCGCGTGTTGACTTTCACGGAGTAGGCCATTTTATCGCCACACCCCTGCTTTCTCCCGTCGCACCTTCTGGTGAACCCATGCCATCGACATCTTAGGCGGGTCTTTCACTGAGATTTCGTCTCGCAGATCGTCTTGCAGTTTCTTGGCCGCCCAAACCATCAGCACCGTCGCAATCACCGCGTCACCGTGGTTCTTCCGTCCGACCCCAGGGTCCAAGGCGCTTCGGACCGCATGGTGCTCGGCCGCACCGTCTTCCGTCCGCCTATACTGTTCCATTTCCCTGTAAGTGTCAAAACTGGGCTCTTCGTAGAACCCAGCCTGAATCCACTCAAGGTGAAGATTGAAGGCGTTTACCTTGCTCCCGACAAGGTTCCCATCCGAAGACCTGTGTGTTGCCATGTGGAAGCCCGGACGGAACGACCGATCGGCCGTCCGTTCGCTGTAGTAGTGCGGATAGTCCAGCTCGCGGATGAGGGTCGGGCCGAAGTATTCCCCCGGCCCTTGGTGCTCCCAGATCGCATAGGCCGGCTGGTTGCCCATGCCACGAAACTCCCAGCCGAGCGCACAGACGTAGCGCGCGAACAAGTGCGGACTGAGACCACTGACCACATATTCGGCTATTTTCGTGACCTTGTCGGCCTCGATTCGCCCAATGGCCGATACGCTATTCGATGCACCCCTTCCCTCGGAATCGCGGCTTCCGGCCGCAATATCGTTGCCACAGGCATACAAACGGCGCGGGAAAAGCGGTGCCGACGGATCGGTGAAATGGTCAGGGTCGAATGGCTCCCAAAGGGCCAACAGGCCGTCCGGGTTAGGCTTCAGGGCGACAATCCTCGGGCGCTTCGGATCGCCGCTGAGGATGATGTCGCCGCGCCATACAGGCTTTTTCAACTGCTTGATTTTCACAACCGGAAGGACGCCCTCATAGAAGGCGCTTCCGATGCCCTCGTAAGAGAGCAGCATCTCCTGGGCGAACAGGGCGTCGTTATTCATGGACGCCCGCGATGACTCCATCGCCGGCGACCACCAACCGCCAGCCGGGAGAGTAAGCGGGCCTATCTGCAATGGGACGGTCAGCGGATAGGAATTCTCCATCAACCGCGGATCGTCCGTCCACTCGAACGTGAACCAGCGGAGATGGGTTCCGTCGTGGCCGAACCGCAAATCGGCGAACTTGTTGGTCCGGCCGTTGGGCGTGCTGACGCACCGGCGCAGGCGGCATGTCTTCATGGTGCCGCCCCAAATCTTATCTCCCATGCCGTGCTGGCCGCGATCCGTGTGGGCGAACTCGTCCAGCATCATCCAGCCAAACCGGCCGGACCGACCGAAGTTCTCCTGGGTCGTGCCGCCGAGAATCGTGCCGGCGCCGGGGACTGTCAGGCGGATACGTCCGCTGCTTTGGCTCCGGCAGGCTTTCGCCGGCGTGGGATACCCCTGCGTCTTGCTCCAATACTTCTCCGGCACAAACCAGCGCGGCAGGTGCTCCATGTAGTAATCAAGCTTGAAGAACAGCGACTTGGATGCCCCGACCTGATCCACGTCCGCCTCGACGCGGCTGCCGATGATCCCGGTGTGCCCTTTTACGAACAGGGCCATTTGCAGGCCCTCGGCCAGCGTCAACCAGGAAGCACCGACTTCGCGGGGCTTGTCGCACCCTACATCGCCGCGCGTCGCACCGGTCTGGTCCGCCTCGACCAGACGCCGCGTTTCGACCAGCATCCGCACATACTTCTCTTGCTTGTCCCAAAGGATGAACGGCAGGTCGGCGGGGACCGGCGATTCTTGCTTGATGACCAGGAAGCTGTTGATGAAGAAAGACAGGTCGATACGGCAGGCGTCCAGGATCAGCTCGCGATCGGTTTTATCAGTCTCGCCGCACTTGGCGATCCACTCGCGCCATTCCTTGTTTTTTTCCGGCTGTTTCGGGACAAGATGCGCGTACGGACACAGCGCCGCGCGATCGATGTCGCCCTTGTGCTGAAGCAGAAGTTCAGCGAACGTCCCGGTCATCCAAACAGCCTCGCAATCGTCATCGGCGGCCCGGCATCTTCAGCATCTTCCTTGCCCGCGCCGTACTTCTTGCGGAGCCAGATGTCTTGCAGTTTCTTGCGCGCGTATTCGTCACGCCGGGCGAGTTCGATGATGCCTTTCACTTCCGGGTCCAGAGAGTCGAATTCCTCTTTCGGCATGTTGATATGAACGACCGCCAACAGCCATTCGACGCCATCCAGCTTGTCGATTCGCGCTTTCGCCTCCGGCGTCCAAGGGTGCAGCGATACGGTGCCGACGGACACTCGCCGCTTACCACGCAGCACGCGAGGGAAAACCTCGCGACGGACCTTCGGAGAATGCGTCGCAGCAGCTTCCGCCGCTTCAGCCTCAGCGATAAACGGAGCAATTTCCTCCAGATCGAATCGGTAATTGGAGGCTTCGCGATGCGTCATCCGATAGTATGGGATGCGCCCTTGTTCGACCCACTTCCTGATCTGCCGCGACGAAACCCCGAAGTGCCGCGACAGCTCCATCGTGCCGACCATATGGCGGCGGCGGCTGGCCGCGATCCTCTCGCCCTGTCCGCGCTCTTCACCGTACGCGAGGCTCACTGCGAATCCTCCCACCAAGTACCGAGCGTCGCAACGAGTTCGTTGGCATAGTCGCGAGCGACCGACAGCTTTCCGCGCTGCCGGGGCGTCAAAAACTCCTGCTCGAAGCGGAATTCGTCGGCATCGTTCAGGCGAGCCGCGATCGGATCGATGCGCCGCAGGCTGGCGATGAATTTCTGCACGTTTCCGCCGCCTTCGATGTAGGCGCGTTTTGCTTCGTCGAATGCCTCGTGATCGTTGTTGATGGCCGCCAGCTTCATGTTCTGGATCGCCGATGGACCGAAGAACCCCGGCCTGTCCTTGCCTTCGCTCTTTAGGAACTGCTCGCGCAGGGAGTAGATTTCATTCAGAGCGTTCTGGCGCGGGTCGGTCACGGTCACAAGGGCGCGCTGCAAGTAATGCGGGCGCGCCCGGTCGCCCATTTCCATGAGCTTGCCCTTTGCCGCGCGGAGTTCATCGACCAGGCCGAAGATTTGCGCGAACAACTCGTCACGCTTGGCTACGCGCGGAGACATTACGTCGGGGAACAAGCTGACGCCCGTGGCAATCTCTCCGACGCCCTTCACGTCCGGCCTTGCCGACTGTACGAGCTTGTTCATGGGGTCTTTCAGCATTTCCGTTACAAGCTCGGCAGCGGTCATCTGCTCGTCTTCGTAAAGCTCCCACAGGCCAAGCATGGTGTTGACCCCGAACCATTCAAGAAGCTCACCGACCGCGCCGAAGTTGTTGAAAGTGCGGATCGTTCCGTCCGGGTTTCGGCCCAGGTTCAAGTGCGGATTCTGCTGCTGCCACGGACTAAGTTCATCTTCATCATCGGGAAACAGAAGGTTATTCCACGCCCACGTCCCCGCAAAAAAGGTCGCCAAACGAGTCAACGTAACGGTCCGGTACAGCAGCAGCAGCGGCACGCCGACCATAGACTTCACGTCACCGATGGTCGCGGCGTTTATCATCATCCGCACCGCGCGCTTCAGGTTGATTTCCTGGAACGACCAGAACGGGAAGAGGTGCGATCGAAGCCACTTGCCAAGTTCGGTGACGTTGGCGTAGTCGCCAAGCAGGTCGCGGGCCAGCTTCCCCGCCGCCGCATCATTGCCAAGCCTTTCCTGTATGGCCTTGATCGAGCTTTTCCGCGAGGCACCGTAGTGGCGAAGCGTTCCATCGCGAAGCTGCTGTCGGTAATCCAGGAACGTCGCGTATCGCATGATGTTTTCGCGGAAGGTGCTGAAGTTGCGGGCTCCACGAAACCACAAACGGAGAGCGTTCGCCGGTATCGAAGCGATGTTCAGCTTGCGATCGTAGAACCGCTGGAAAATAGGCAACTGTTTGAGGTCGGGAATCTCCTGCTCTGTCATGGTCGAGCCGATGACGCCCCAGTCGCGAGCGACCTTGATGTCCGGCGATACGGCAACCTTCTTCGAATAAAAGTCCTTTAGCTGCATCGCGGCCGATGGAACGTGCTTGAAAGCGCCGAGAGCGCCGCCGATCACCGGATCGATGTCGCCGGACATGTTGCGGAAGTTGTACGCGGCAAGACGCTTCGGATTCATCAACGTGTACTGCTTCCAGAGGTTCAACGATTTGACCACCGCACGATCGACCAACAGGTCTTTCTTGGCGTCCTTCTCGGTTTCCAGGAGTTGTTTGACGACCGGATCGGGCAATACCATTTGCTGCAAGGGCTGACCGATGGCGAGGACCGTGCGAAGAACGTCCGGATCGAGCCCTTCGAGTTCTCCGGCGATAAGCTGTTCGGCGATCTTGTCCGGGATGCTGTAGGCTTGGTAAAGCGCCCGACCCGGACGCGGTTGCCAGATTTCGTATCCCTCTGGAACTAAGTCTGCCCACTTTACGTCGCGGCCCTGTTCTTGCAGCGCTTTCGCTTCTTCCAGCAGCTTGGCCTTGATATCGCTCGGCGCGATGTGGCGTTGAAGGAGTTCTGCTTTGCGAATCTCCGTGCGGGCGTCGATCATCCACCGAACTTCTGATTCGATATAGCTGGTGTTGTAGTCGTACTTTTCGTCGAGCGATTCGCCCTTGACGCGCCTGCGCTGGAAGGAGCGTCGCTTCGGTCGTGGGGTTCCCGCGGACGGCGCGCCGACATTCTGCGCCTGCTGATACATCAAGACCTGTTGGTGGAAGTAGCTCTCGGTATTTTCCAGGGCAGATTCCGGAAGCAGGTTCAATTCGACGGCCCGCGACACCAGCTCGTTGACGATGGCCGACCGCTGTTGCAGGGCATCCGCCACCGCCGGATTGGCCGCGATCATGGCGTCGATGCGATCGGAAGTTTCGCGGACTGACGCCTCGTTCTCAAAACCGAAGCGAAGCGGCTCGCCACGCTCCAGGGCCGCGAGTTGATTGCGCACAACCAGCGCGTCGGCGAACAAGTCGAGCGATTCCTTCCCGCCGAGCCCGCCGAGAATCGCTCCGATTGTCCGGTTGGTTTCGTCAGTCACGACCTCGTTGGTCGAGCGATGCTGACGAAAGAAATCCGCTTCTACCGGGAACTGCTTTTCGGAAACGTGACGATCGGGCCGCGTCGCCATGTGGAACGCTTCCGTGGACCATCGCCGGATTTTGCTACGCAGCGTTTCGCGTTTCATGCCGCGCGCCGCTTGGACGCGACGCTTCACTTCATCGGACGGCCAGTAATCGGCTTGGCGTGTTGCGCCCAAGGCGGGTGGGAGCGCCACGGCTCTGGCTGCGCCGCGCGGAATCTGTGTCTGCTGTTGAAGTTGCTCGGACAGCGGCAACGCCCCTGCCGGACTACCTAGTACAGCGTTGACCGGACCTTCCGCTCGGGCCGCCTGCATCGCTTCGCGCAATTCGGCTGCCGACAGGTCTCCGCGTTTGGCGCGCTCTGCGAGTTGCGGATTGGTGCGCTCCAGGAATTTGACTATGGGGTCATTTGCGAGACTACTAGCTAGCCCTTGGACCACATCAACGTCATTGAAAAGGCGGTCGGGATTTTTCCCTTCTCGAATCATTGCCTCGCGAAGCCACGGCATCAGTACGGGCGAGGCTTGCGCTTGGGACGCTTGGGCTTCGCCGACTTGTGGCTGCCCATCCCCTTGGGTGGTTGGACCTTGACTGACTTGGCTTTCTTGTTTTGCATTGTTCTCAACCTCTTTCTTGGCTTTCTGGTATTCACTCTTCGCCTCGGCCCGATTTTTGACGGGCACGCCAACCTCTTTCAGGACCGCGGCAGTTGGATAGCCCTTGGCCTCGACTGCCTGAACGATATCCTGACTGCGCTTCAGGGAAGCGTTCCGAACCGTATTGGCGATCCCACGCAGCGTCCCACCGAGAATGCCGCCGACGGCAGCCGATTCAGCGACTCCGTCGAAGATGCGGCGGTTGCTTCCGTAGGCCTGCGCAATCGCATTAGACCCAAGCTGCTGAAGGCCCTCTTGGGCGGCCTCGATTCCGCCTCCGGCAAGAATCGACGGGATGATCCGCCTCCCAAGCGCTGTATCCATGCGGCGCAATAGGCGCAAGGTCGCCAACGGCTCACCCGCGATCTCGCCGACACCGAGGATGTTGCCCAGTCGTTCGGCCAGATCGCGCAACTCTTTATCGACTCCGGAAAACTTCGCACCTTCGCGCTGCGATTGACCTTCGAGCGCAGACCCGGTGATAGCAGTTGCGATGGTCGGCACGAACCTTCCGGCCTTGGCTGCTACCGTAGCCGGCACCATAAATCCGGCCATGCTTCCGGCGCCAGCGGGCAACGCCGTGGATAAAAACTCGCCTTCGAGCCGTGGGTCGGTAGGCAATCGTTCTTCGCCGTACTGCTCGATGCGATTGAACATTTGCCACAAAAACAGGTCTTCGAGGTCTCGATCGCCCTTCAGTTTCGGATCGACCGCTTGATCCAGCAGGCCCATGAGTCCCTTGCCGGTTTTGCCGGTGAATGCGATCGGATACTCGCGGGCGAAATTGCTGACGGCATTCAACACCCGGTCGCTGACACCGGCCTTCTCCATCGTGTCGATGTACTGTTGGCGGTCGAACGAAAGGTCTCCCACTGGCGGCATGGCGTCGGATTCTTCGGTGCCGATAGCACGTCGAATCTGATTGGCCCGGCGCAATCTGGCAGTGTCAGTCGGAGCTTGCAGAAAAAGAGGGTCGCGAATCGCTTCTATCGCAACGCGCTCTTCCTTTTCTTGTTCACGGTCCAGAAGCCCAAAACGACGCAACACGTCGTTGGATGACGGGCGCGACGTGACGCCGAACCGCTCCAGGACTTGCTCGGCGGTTTCAGGCATCACTGGCCCCCGAGCATGTCGCGGAGCATCACGAGCCGTTGTCGCATATCCTGCGGCAGATCCGTGCCGGGCGGGTAAGCCTCTCCGATCTTCAGAATGTAGGATTCCAGATCGTTGGTGGTGTAGGGACGCTGACCAGTGAGCAGCTCATCCAATTCGACAGAAAGTTCCCTGCGCGCTACGGCGAATTGCGTGTCCTGCGCTTCGAGGTCTCCCACCACCTTCTCTGCTTCTTTGTGCGCCTTGAACCGATTGCCTACTTCCTCGCCAACGTTCTTGGGATCGGGTGGGACCGGCTGTTTCGTGATGTTTCCGCCGGAGGTCGTCTGTCGTTCCGTGGTCAAGTCCTTATAGGCGTCGGCGTATTCTTTCTGAAGATCGAACCCGCCGCCGGCCTTGCCGCCATCGCTCATCTTTCGCGTGGTCGCCTTGCCGTTCGGATCAACTTCAATTGCGACCGTGGTTCCGTCGCCCAGCGTCTCGAATCGTACACTGCCGGGCTTCATCTGGATCGGCTCGGCAAGGCCGGGGATCGCAACGGGAATGGAATCTGGCGCTTCCTGCGCCTTGGTCATCGGACGAAGCTCGATGCCGCCGTCGGCGCCACGATTGACGATGTAGCCGTTGTATTCGGACAGGCCCAGCGGCACTTCCACCGGACTGCCGCCCGGACCCATCATCATCGGCTTGGGCTGCTGTGGCTTGAGGCCCGGCCGAATCTCGCCGCGCATCCTCTCCAACGCTTGCCGCTCAAGCTCACGGACTTCCGGCGTGTTGGACCTGATCCATTCAGGATTGTCCACGGTCTGCGAACGTCGCCGTTCGATGTCGGCTAGGGCGTGAAGCTGGGCCGGACCCCAATGCGGTTCGAGCGGTGGCGCTTGCGGTTGCTGGGTTTGGGGTTGCGGCGGGCCGCTCGGTCCACCCGGCAGTCCGGTGGGCGGACGCATGGCCCCTGGCCCGAAAGCATAGGCCGGCCCCGCGCCGGGCGTGCCAACGTCGAGCCGTTCGCCGCGCATCGGCGATTCTTGCACCGCAGTTTCATACACGCCGCGGGACTGCTGAACGGCCTCCGCATAGGGAACCCCGTACGTCTCGATGCTGGCGACATCGCGGGCCTGCCGGATGTTCTCGTCGGTGCGGAACCGCTCAAAACCCATGCGGGCATCGCGATCCTCTCGCCGGACGCCGTAGTCGGCCACGTCGTCGATTCCGCGAAACAGCGGATCGACGTTC